CGTCGGTTGCTGGGCCACCGGCATCTCGCTGACGATCAAGCCGATCTTCACCAGCAAGGTGTCCTGCACCAGGTTGGCAGCCGCTTGCGAGGCCAGCGCCGTGTCCTGACCACCCTGCTGACTGACCGTATCAATCGTGCTGGCCGTCTGGCTTTGCTGGGCCGTGTCTGCCAGCGCCGCCCGATAACCACCGGCGGAATCACCGGAGCTGCTGCCGCCGAAATAGTCGCTGCCGCCGAAGCTGCTGAAGTAGCCGGCGAGCAACGACGACAGCGAACCGGGCGCATTCATCAGCGCCAGGGCAAAACCGCTGAGGGTCGAATAGGTGCTGAGCAGCGGCGAGAATTGCTGCTGAATTGCCCCGTACACCCCAGACAGATTACTGCGCAGGCTCGACAGCCCGAGGCGCGCCTGGTCGACTCTGGCCATCGACGACTGATAACGCCCCAGCGAGGCATCCAGCAGGCTGCTGGAGGACTTCACCACCTGCTGCTGGGTGTTGACCCTGGCCGACGGCGACTGCAGCGGCAGGTCGGGGTAAAAGGTCAGCTCGAACGTGACCATGCCGCCCTGGCTGCGTTCGTGGCCCATGTCGCACTCGCCGACCTTGACCTGCAGGCGCCCCAGCCAGGGGTGCACCAGCTCGCCGGGGCCAGGGGTTTGCAGGGCCTCGATCAGCTTGTCACGGCGCTCGAAACAGTCATCACCGACCACCCACGCGGTCATCTTGTGCACCTGGGCCTGCTTGCCCATCTGCTCAAAAAACGGCGTGTCGCGTTGCGGGAATTCGTGCAACGGGCCTTTCATGCCCACCGGTACCGACGTCTGCGGGACCAGGAAACTGACCCCACGAAACGACGCCGGCAATACGGCATCGCGCCAGGTTCTATCCATTCTGAGGCCTCATCACACCAATGGTTCGCGTGCCCACGCTGGGCTTGATACTCAGCCCGCTCTGGCTGGTTTTGGCTTGTTCGACGGTGGTCCCGGCGGGGGCGCCGTTGATGTTGACGTTAATCTCGCCATCGACCTTCTGCGCCTGATTGGCCGCGGTCTGCTGCAGCAGGTTGCTCGATTGCGCCGCCAGGCTGGTACTGCCCAACAGCGACCCGGAGCCGGCCCCGGCGTTGAACTTGCCGGTCAGTAAAGAACCGTCACCGCCCCCAACGCCGGCATTGCGCACGCGCTGCTCTTCGGCAAACGCATTGGCCTTGTTGGTCGCGGTCTCGATGATGCCGTCACCACCCTCGCCGCCACCGAAGTACTTCATGATTGGCTCGATGATCGGCTTCAGCGTGGCCCACAGATCCTGGAACCATGCGGTGATCGGCGCCCAGTTCTTGATGATCATCCCGAGCGGCGACCACTCAAACATGCGCCCGAGAAAGTCCATGACCGGCGTCGAGACGGCCACCAGCATGCTCCATAACGCCCTGAATAACTCGGTCAGCGGCCCCCAGTTTTCGACGACCAGGCCAATCGGAGAGAAGGCAAAGGCCTGCTTGAACCAGCCCCAGACGACCATGGCCGGGCCTTTGATTTTCGCCCATAAGGCCTCGAAATACGGCGCCAGGGTCGACCAGTTGGCCACGATCAGCCCCGCCGCGGCCGCGATGGCCATCGCCGCAATGCCGATCGGAGTGGCCGCAAACGCGACCCCGAGCAGCCGCACCGCGACCGTCGCGCTGAACACCGCGAGGCGGATGGCAGTGAAGGCAGCGCCGGCAATCGCCAACCCACGGACCAGGCCGGGATTGGCCTGAATGATTTGCGCCACCCTCGACACCATCGGCCGCAGTGCCGAGGCCACCGTGTTGATGGCTGGCAGCAGCGCATCACCGATGGCGCGCGCCACACTGGCGGCCGAGTTACGCAGCAGTTGCAGATTGTTAGCCGTGGTTGCCGCCCTGGACTGGTATTCCTTGTCCATCGAGCCGCCGTATTCCTTCTCGTCGGTGACCTTCTGCAAATTGCTCTTGAGCAGATCAAGGTTGGTCAGCAACGGTGCGATCGCTCCAACCGACTCGCTGCCAAACAAGGTCGTCAACAAGCCCGCCTGCGACTCCGCCTTGACCTTGCTCACCCGCGTCAACACGTCGAGCAGGGTACCTTGGGAGTCTTTCTGCATGCCCGCGGCGACGGCCTTGGAATCCAGACGCAGCGCCTTGAAGGCCTGCTGCTGGCCCTTGGTGGCCGCGCTGCCCTTGGTCAGGGCCAGCATGAAGTTTTTGATACCGGTGGCGGCCACGTCCTGCTCGATGCCGACGCCGGCCATGGTCGCGCCCAGGGCGGCGATTTGCCCCGACGCCAGGCCGGCGATCGCACCGAGCGGACCGATTCGGGTGACGATGTCGGAGATCTGCTTGGTGTTCGCCGGGCCGGTGTTGCCGAGGTAGTTGATGCGGTCCGCCAGACCCTCCACATCGGCCTGGGTCATTTTGAACGAGGTCCGCCACTTGGCCATCATGTCGCCGCTTTCCTCGGCGGACTGGTCAAAGGCAATGCCCATTTTGACCGCTGCCTCGGCAAAGCCCAGCAGCTCGTCGCGGGCAATGCCGGACTGCCCGCCAGCGGCGACGATCTTCGCAATGTCGCCGGCGGCCATCGGCAGGCGCTCGGACAGGCGACCGATATCGTCGCCCATTTGCTTGAACTGTTCCGGCTTGTCGAAGTTGACCACCTTCTTCACGTCGGCCATTTGCGATTCAAAATCGATGGCCGCGGCCGCCCCCGCCACAAAGGGCGCGGCCAAGGCGCCCCCGGCCAGCACGTCGCTGAAGCTGATTTTGCCCAGCCCGGTCTTGTCGAGGTTTTTCTTGAACACCGAGATGTTCTTACGGATCCCGTTGAGCGTCGGCGACAGCTTGTCGACGCCTGTGATTAACGCCTTCAGCTGGAACTTGTCCGCCATCACTACCCCTGCTGGATTTTGTTAATGCGCTGGGCGTGCTGCAGCGATTCCTGCAGCACGTCCATGGGCTTAGCCAGCATCTGGTCGGGGTCTACCTTCCAGAACCAGGCCAGGTCATAAGCGACGGTGGTCAGCTCGTCGACGGCGCCGATCCCGGCTTCATGAAAAAACCGGCAATGGTCCAGCTCAACGTGTTGAGGTCGGCCAGATCCAACTGGTTGACCGACGACGGCGGGATCGCCGCGCACACGGCGATGTATTTGGCCGTTACCTCCATGTCGAGGCTGACCTCCTCGTTCTGATCGATCTTGTACGGCAGCGCCTTGATCGCGCGCACTTCCTGCACCGTCGGGCGGCGCAGGGTCAGGCTGGTCAGGGTTTCATCCTGGGCTTGAATGGCCACCTGCAACTTGATCACCTCACTCATTGCCATACTCCTTTAACGCCGTCGAATTGCAGTTCCAGGGTGCCGTCCTCGCCCTTCAAGGACGGCTCGTCGACCATGTATGCACCGGACAATACGTAGACCTTGCCGTTGTTGAATTCACAGGTGACGGTCATGTCTGTGCCCTGGGTCAGAGCCTTCAACGGAAAATCCGGCGGCATCAAGGCGGTCATCTTCAGATACGCCGCCAGCTCTTCTTCCTTGTAAAAGCCCGGATAAACCGTCTCGCGTTTTTTATCCATCAACGGTGCCTCGGCACCGCCCGTGATGGTCAGCTGCATCCCGTCGACCTTGACGTACGCAGTGCCGGCAACTTTTTGCCCCATGGTCTTTGCTCCAGAATGAAAAAGCCCGCACGCGGCGGGCTAGAGGGTGAAGGCTCGGCTTACGCCGCGGCGTCGTACTGCAGGCGGAACTGGTTGAGCATGGCGAAGATACGCAGGCCGTTGATGTAGTCCGGCGGGAACAGCACGTTGACCCGGCTCGGGTCCAGGCTGTCGCGCTCGACCACCAGGTGCTCGGCAAACAATTCGGCGTTCTCGACGTGGCCTTCGCTTTCCAGCTTGGCGTACTGGGCGATCAGTTCACCGCGGATGGTGCTCGGGGTAACGATGGCCTGACCAGCGCCGAAACGGGTGCCATCGCTGGCCAGCTTGTGCCGCCCGTACTTGCTGGTGATCACGCCCTGCAGGCGGCGAATGATGTACGCCGACTGGTGCATGGTCTCGCTGTCCAGGTACGAGTTGTCGGCCTGGCCAAAGGCGTTTTTCTGGTAGGTGGTGATCGAGCGCTGGATGCGCACATAACCGCCTTCGTAATAGGCCGTAGCGATGCCATAACTGAGCAACGATTGGCGCTCGGTCAGGGTGAAACGCTCACTCGCCGGCGCCGGATCCAGCCCCGGCAGCGCGCCGCTTTGCGTCGGGCGGCTGGCATCGGCCGAGATGAACACCGCGGTGCGCGCCGTCAGGCTCGCTGCCTGTACCCAGAACGGCTGCGGCACACCCGGCTCCATGGCCTGAATGGTCATGTGCTGGTCATTGCGCGCCTGCCCCGCCGCCACCAAGGTGCCGAGGGTGCCGCGCTTGGCGCTGTAGACGTGACCGAACAATTGCTTGGCCCAGCTCCAGCGGCCAACGCTGTCATCCATGGCCGCCTGCCAGGCGTTGAGCGAGGTGCTATCGGTCCAGGGCATACTGATGAATTCGAACGGCTCATCACCAATGGCCGCCACGGCGTCCAGCGCATCCGGGGTGCCGACGCCACCGGTCATCGCGGTGACCACCGCATTCAACCCTGCAGGGGTCTGCTCGCCGTTGGACTTGCCCAGGCGATTAAGCTGCAGGCTGAGGTCGTTGCCGCTGTCACCCGACCACTTGCAGGTCAGGGTAACCACCCCCGCTACCGCGGCCGCCGTCACCGGCAGGTCCGGCATGGCGTTGATTTTCACCGCCAGCGCCGCCGCGGCGACGGTCGGGGTGGCCGCCGAGACCACCACCGACTGCACCCGCACGCCGCCGATGTACAAATTCAGCAACCCGGCTTCGGTCGCGGTACCGGTCAGGGTCACCGTGGCCGTGGCGGCCGCGCCGTCGCCCTTTTCCAGCGGCAGGCACCAGATCTCGCCGATCGGATCGACCTTGCGAAACGCCTCGTACATCGCCGCCAGCATCGAACCGGGCCCGCCGATTTCCTTGGCCAGCGCCAGGCTGGACACCAGCACCAGCTGGCCCAGGCCAGCACTGACCACGGCGTCGTTGACCTGGGCGACGATCAAGCGGCGCATAGCCGAGGTCGCGCTGTTGGCCGCCGAGTTGTCCATCTCCGCATAAAACAGCGGCACACGGATATCGGCGGGGATGTTGCTGAATCCGATCGCCATTATTGCGCTTCCTCAGATTTCGCCGCGCGTGCGGCTGGGGTGGTTTTTTCCGTCGCATCCTTGATGCTGACGTCCTGTGCGCGCTCCAAGCGGCGCCACCAGGCGTTATCGGGCACCTCGCGGCCTTCGGCGGGCAACAGGTCGCCGGCCTCCGGATCGGGCACGGCGCGGCCTTCGGCCGGCACCACTGTGATGCGCTGGGTCATGGGGTTACGTCTCCTGAAAAGGTCACTTCGATACGCCCATCCGGGCCGGGGTACTGCAGGTTCGGATCCGCCGGGTCGATGCAGTCCATGCGGATCGTGGCGCCGGTGAAACCGGGCAGACCGTCAAGGTCACGTTCATGCCAGGTTTCGGGTGGATCACCAGGGCGGTTACGCCCCAGCTGGAAATCGGCGATAAAGCTGTACTGGTAAACGGTGCGCGCCCGGCTGATGTGCAGCAGTTCACCCTTGACGTATTCAATCGGGCTGTAGTCGCCACCCGGCGTCCAGCCCACCAGCGCCCGCCAGAGCTCGCTGCGCACGTCGTGCAGGGCGTCATTGGACGCCTGCCCGCGCTCGTCGCCGGAATCGAGAACCACCACCACACTGAACAGGTCGGTAATCAGTTGCTGCACACCGTTCTGCACCTGGTTGTCACCGGCCGCATCGGCCGCGGCGATCACGTAGGCCGCCGGCAGCGCGAGCTTGGCGCTGTCGACCACCGCGTCCCAATCAATGCCGGCACTGACCCGGCCGGCAAAGGTCGGGCAGTCCGCGCGCAGCTGCGCGACAATGGGGGTCAGTTTCATAACGGCTCCAGAAGTGCTAACGCTCAGCCAAGGGCGGCGGCAAAGGCGGCGGAAAGAATCGATTGCACCTGCGCCGAGGCATCCTGCAGGGCGTCGACCATGTAGTTGTCACGCGGTTTGATCCGCCACTCACCGGCGGCGCGCTCGGCCAGCGCCGCGGCGCGCACGCCCTTGGCGCGGCGGTTGCTTTTGCCGACACCCTTGCCCGGCGCCAACTTGCCCAGGCGCTTGCCGCGCTTGACCCCGTAGTGCAGGAACGCCGGGTAGTAGGTTTTCATCGCGCTGGTCTTGCGCGGCGCGACCTTGACCATGAACCCGGAGCGCGACACTTTGGCGGTAATCGATTCCAGGGTGGCCCCGGTGCGATTGACCGGGTAACCATCCTGCCCCTTGCCCAGCGCCAGGTTCATCTGCGCGCGCTGGGTGACCAGCCGGCCGATCTTGCGCATACCGGCGCGGATCTTTTTCTTGTCGAAAGCTTCGCGGCCGAACTGATCGAAGCCTTCTATGTGCAGGTATCCCTCGAGTGATCCGGAATTAGCCATAGATGCCTCCCCCTGCTTTTTCCGGACCCAGCTCTTCAACCTCAAGCAAGGTGTACCGGCGTTTACCGTTCATATCTGTGACCCTGCGCACGCGATAAACCGTGGTTCCATGCACGACTTCATGCGACTCACTCATGCCCTTTAGGTAATAGATGGTCACCCTGTGAGTGATCTTGACGTCGGTCTGGACTCCACTCGCGTAAACGGCGGTCCCAACAGGCTCAATCTTTGCCCACCTTTTTTTCTGCCCGGCGAACAATGAGTCGAGCCCCAGATCGGGGGCCGGAACATCTGTCCTCAATCGCAACGTGATACGCCGGTCCAACTCCCCGGCACTGGGCTCGCGCATCGCCATGTTCAGAACCTCGGCGGAACGGTGATCTCAGCCACCAGGTAGTCGAGAAACGTTGACGGCAGCTCAGCCAATGTCTGCCCCACCAGGAACAATTCCGGGTGACGGTAGATGGTTGCCGCAGCCATCAGCAGCCAATTGCGCACACCCGGGTGAAGGTCAAGATTGAGCCCGGCCTTGTAGCGGATCCGCAACGGACCAGCAGGCCGCCCAGAGGGAAAGAACAACAAACTTTCTCGCTGCCCCTGTTGAAGGTCGAACGGGCCGGCCTGCTCTGCCCATGTGCCATCCGGCTGCCGTGACATGACTGAAACAATCTCATTGGCCTGGCCGGCGTCCAAGGCGTGACCGGCCGCGAAAGACGTCGGCCAGTCCTCTTCGTAAACCGCACCACGAATTGCGGCGCCGGTTTTTGATTCGCATTGAGCGGTCACACCAGGAATGATGATTTGCTCGATAAGGTCCGGCTCCATGTCCTCCGGCTCAACCCGGCACTGGAATGCAACCTGTGCCAGGGTTAGCGCCGGATCACCGAAGTACTCGATTCGACGGGCCATGGTTTATGGCTTCTCATCCAGTTCAACTGGATCAACTGGGTCGACCGGATCAACCGGATCAACCGGATCAACTGGGTCCACTGGGTCCACCGGATCAACTGGATCAACTGGGTCGACTGGGTCGACTGGGTCGGTCGACTTGCCGGCTCTCTTCGCTGTCGTTTTTTTCCCGCCGGACGCTACTTGGGATTTCTCAACGACCGCTGATGCTACATACGGCCGGGCCCGACCCGACTCGATCAGCGCATTGGCAGCCTCAATATCGAAGCCTGCTGTTTCCCCAATGGCGTAGCCGCGCCATTCCTTTTTGAAGGTGACGATTTTCTTATCGCTCATTTTGCTACCCACTCAAGATAGTTGGCCCCGCCGGTAGGCAGGGCCGGGGGATTACATACCAGCGCCCCAAGTGATGGCGGTGCCCACGGAGATCGACTCGACATGACGCGGGCCGAAGTCATGCTTACTGATCACACGGATCAGCGTTTGGTCGCGCTGGAACGCGCTGACGGTATTACCAGCACCGTCCTTGTAGGAAGCTTCAGTACTGATAGCGATGGCCAGGGTAGTGTCTTCACCGATGTAGCAATCAGCGAAGTTCACGAAGTAGATTTCGGATTCGTTGCCACCGACACCGAGGTTGGTTGGTACCTGAGTGGTCAGTGCAACTGGGTAGCCCTTCAACTGGCCGGCATCAATTTCTGGATATGCCTTGTTGCCGTTACCATCGCGCAGAGATTGCAACCAACGAATGGTGCGCGGCGCCATGATCCAACCACAACCACCCAGCTCAACGTTCGCCGTTTCGAGACGGAGCATCATGCTGCCCAGGTACAGGTCAACAATAGCCAACGTCGCACCAGCTGGAGCACCCAGGACGTTCCCAGGCAGAGCCCAGTAACGCAGGCCTTTCGGCAGCGAACCGGTGCCAGCGCCGCGGATGAAGTGCAAATCCTCGGACAGGCCCATGCTGACCGCCAAGTCGCTGCTGACCTGGGCGTCGATGCGGGGGTTAACACCGGCATACGCCAGCAGGTCATTGGAAATCGGGACGATCGCGGCGGCCTTTTTCGCGGACAGCTTCAGGTCCCCGAATTGCATGTCGGTGATTGCGATGTCTTCCTCGGTCCCCAGGTAGGTCACCTGAGTATTACCGAGCACACGCGGCATGGTCAGATTGCCGTTGTTCAACGGCAAGCTGATCGCACCCATTTTTCGCACAACCGACTTGGGCCGCAGCGACTCGATGACGCTGGTACTGAAGTTTTCTGGCACCAGCACACCACCGGCACCAGCGGTCACGGTGGACAGAGCCATGTGCACGTCAGCACCATAGCCGCCAGTCTTCGCCATTTCAGCAGCGACCTGCTGATTGCCGCCAGCCTGGACCATCAGGCGCACCATTTGCGCCATCGCGACACCCGGCTTTGTTGGTTCGCTATGAGTGCTGATATGAGTTGGGGAGCCTTTATTGCCCTGCGCGCTCTCCTCAACAGGCACCGCAGCCGCTGCCGCGATACGCTCGGCGCTTTCGGCGCGAGTGATCTTCGCGGTCATTTCGTTGATCTGGGTTTCCAACTGCGCAAACTGCGCGAGCTGCTCCACTGTGAGGCTAGCGCCACCGGCCTCGATCTGGGCAAGTGCCTGGACCTGGGTAACCAACTGGGCGCGTTCGCTACGCATTTGAAGTACAAGGGACATGGTGCCTCCTGGGCATAAAAAAACCCGCACAAGGCGGGCTTCGACGAGTGCCGCGAACGCGGTCAGCTCAGTGTTTGAAGGTTCAGTGCAGCAGCACGGACCGCAATGCGACCACCCGGGCGGCTTGCCCGGCTTACCGCAACCGAATGGGAAAGGTCATCAACGGCCTGTTGCGGGCTCTGCATTCGATCCGCCAGGCCGGCACTGATGCCGGCCTGACCGCGATACAACCCCGCCTCGGTCGCCATCACCTGCTGTACAGACAACCCCCGGTACTCGGCAACAGCGTTGACGAAGAGCTGATAGCTCTCTTGAACAACGTCGTTGAGATACTTCAGCGACTGATCGCTCAAGGGTTCGTGTGGGCTAAGGTCGTTTTTGTGGGCTCCGGCAAACACCGTGGTTACCTTGACGCCCATGCCCTCTTCCATCTTGGAACGGTCCATATGGCTAGCAATGACACCGATGGAACCGACGCCGCTGGTTTGGCTCACCACCAACTCGCTACAGGCCGAGCCGAGTAGGTAGCCGCCGCTGTAAGCCATGAAGTTCACGATGCCGGTGATGGGCTTTTGCTGGGCCATGGCGCGGATATCCGCAGCTAGTTCAAACGCCCCCACGGCAGAACCACCGGGGCTGTCGATGTCCAGCACGATCCGCTCGACCATCGGGTCAGCAACTGCGTTTCGGATCTGCCCGCGCAGCTGTTCATAGCTGGTCATCGTCTCGCACATACCGATATGGCTACCGCGACTGACCAACACACCGCTGACCGGAATCACCTCAATGCCGGTGCGGGCAATCGCAGTACGGCGCTCTTCTTCGCGCTGGGCGATGCGGTCCATACCGTCATCCGACCACAGGCCAGCAGCGCCCGCCGCACCGATATTGACGATGTTCAAGCTCATCACCTGGTTGGCCCAGCGAACGCCGAGGTCCAACATATCAGGCATCACCAACAGCGGCTGATTGAACAGCAGGCTGGAGGCTCGCAGGTAGTTTTTCATTGCGCCAGAATCCTCTCAATTTGTGCGTGCTGCATTTCGAGTTGCGCGCGCACCGCAGGGTTGGTTAAGTCGGCGCCGCTCTTGCCTGCGTCAACCATGTTCAGCGGCTGCATGTAGATGTCGCCGCCCGTTACCGGCGGCATGTTCTCCAGCCGCCGGATGTCGTTGGCACTCAGCCAACCCCACTGACGTCCAATGGCATAGGCTTCGTAGCGGCTCTTCTGGTCGCCACGTAGCAGCCCGGAGAGGTTGAACTCGATGAAGTAGTTGCGCCGATCTGCGGGCAACAGGAAGTCGCGCATCATCGACTGTTCGTGACGCTTGACCCACGGCAGCAACGCGAACACCACGAACTGAATCATCAGCTGCTCAAGGGTGTTGTAGTTGGACTTCTCCAGGTCGTTGACCATGGGCAAAGGGATCTTGTAGATCCTGGCGATATCGGTACCGGTGGTTTTCAGGATCCCCAGCACCTCGGCGTCAACGTTGTTCATGGAGACAGGCTTAAAGGTCATGCCCTCTTGCAGCAAGGCCACCTTCTTGGCGTTGTCCATACCGCCAAACTTCTGGCCCCACTGGTCGACGATTTTGTCGATGCTGCCCTGATCCTTGATCGCGGGCGCTTCTCGTGGCCGCTCGATTACGCCGGAGACCGTCACACCGTTGGCGAAGCTCTTGCCCGTGTACTGCCGGACAGCCTGAGCCAATCCCAGCGAATCGGCATGCACCTCAATTGGTGACAGCCCCACGTAGTGGTTGGTACTGAACCATCGCACGTGATGGACCATGCGCATCGGTAGAGCCTCACCGCCAGCGATCCGGTAATACGGCAGCATGTCGCCGCCCTTGAGCACCTGAACCTTGTCGTTACACAGCGGCCAGAGCTCCACAACGTTGCCGTCGTCGCGACGGTCGATGAAGCTGTAACCGTTGCCGCGCAAGCCGGCGGCACCCTGCATGCACTCCATGAACTCGTACGGAGTCTGAAAGCCGTTTGGCTGGTACCGCAGCACGTCATACGCCGGATGATTGATAGCCGCTTCGCGCTGGCCTTTGTCCAACCGCTTGTACATCTCACACGGCAGCTGCCCCATGGTCTCGGCTAGCAGCGTGACGCAATTCTGTAGGATCGGCAGACCCAAGGCTGACTCCGGCGTGACCTTCACGCCGGAGCTGTTGCGACCGCTGCCAATCAAGCCGCGCCAGAAGCCACTGCCCGGGTCCGTCAAGTTGCCGCGCCCTTCGCCGAGCACGCTTGAAAAGAACATGCTCAACCTCCTTTGGGTTTGGATTTGGCTGTCATTGCAGCCGCTGCCCGATCGGCCAGTCGGGACCAGGTCAGCAGCCCAATACCCGCGATAATGCACGCGGCTGGGCCGTGCATCATCGCCACACCGCCGACCAGCAGGCCGAAGCCCAACAGCCCGGCCAGCCAAGACAGGATGACCAACTTCATATACCCGCCCCTTCGTCGTAGATGGATTTACCACTCGGCCCCGCAGCCTTGCTGCTGATTCCGACGGCCATGATTGATGCAACGATGCCGTCGATCCGACCAGTCGCCTTGGCCTTGTCGGCCTTTCGGTTGTTGGCTGGATCGGAAACAATCACCGCGTTGCCCGCGCACCAGGTCATTACCGGGTTGCCGTCGTGACGCAGGGTTTCAACTGTCTCGCTTTCGATAACCTCCCAGTCAGCGGGATCAAGATCGATCACGTCTTGCTCGGGAGCCAGGCCCAACAAACGACGTTCAAACTCATCAACTGCCGGCCCCATGTCCTTGTAGCCCTGGCCGAAGCCCACCATTTCCGGGAGCGAGATGTCGTACTCGGACATCAGCTGCAGCAGGTCTTCAATGCGCCAGCGGTCATAGGCGATGCGCTCGACATCGAAGTACGCACAGATCGTGACCAGACGACGCAGCACATGCAGCTTGCTGATGGCCCGGCCCGGGGTCGTTTCAAGGTGCCCATCTTTAACCCACATGGCGTAGGGCACCTTGTCGCGATCCTCACGTCCTTGCAGGTCGTCGTCCGGGATCCAGAAGTACGGCAGCAGCCGCCAGTGCGGATCGTGCGGCGCGGGCCAGAAAATCAGGACGAATGCGGTCAAGTCCGTGGTGCTGGCCAGGTCGAGCCCGCCGACACAACGGCGGTTGCGCAGGAGCCGCATTGGCACACGCTCTTCGGCTTGCTTCCACACGCCCCAAGAAATCCACGGGGCATCAGCTTGTGTCCATTCGCAGAAGTTGAGACGGCGCACCACCGACTCTTGAGCCGGCAACCCACGGGCCGACTGGACCTGCTCACGCAGATACTTGCGGCCCGGAATGCCATCGCTTTGCCCTTCGGCGATGTAGTCGAGCGAGGGGTTGACCTTGGGCCAGCAGGCCTCGTCCTTGAACGGGTCATCACCTTCATCCAGCGAGCAGATGAAGGCGAAGAAACTGTCATCATCTTCGATGGCCGCGCAGATCCGCACGCCCAGATCGTGGTACTGACCGCAGACCGTCTTCTTATCGGAACCACTGTTGGTGATCATTACCACCATGGCTTTGCGGCGGTTCTTGGTACCAGCCCGCATCATGTTCACAGTGGAAGCGGACTTGTGCTCATGCAGCTCGTCGAGCAAGCCAATGTGCGGCCGTGGACCGGACTTACCTTCGTCGGCGCTGATGGGCCGAAAAAAGGAGTTAGTGTTCTGGTAGAACAGGTTCCAGACTTTTTCATCGCGACCCGACTGCACAAGTCGCGATCGAAGATTCTTCGACATGTCGACCATCGACACGGCATCCCGAAACAGGATCATTGCCTGGTCGCGCTTGGTGGCGGCAGCATAGATTTCGGCGCGCTGCTCGCCGTCGGCCACCAACCCATAAAGGCCGATGCCAGCAACCAACGGACTCTTGCCCGAGCCTTTTCCGGTCTCGATGTAGCCAAGTCGAAAGCGGCGATAACCATCAATCGTCATCCAACCGAACAAACTACCGACGACAAACGCTTGCCAGGGCGCGAGCATGAAGGGCATGCCCTCGTAGTCGCCACCGTTGAGGCAAAGGACATCTTCGAAAAAACCGAGGGCGCGGTTCACGCGCTCAAGATCCCAGACCAAACCGCGAGCCGGGCCGTGCTCAAGATCTCGAAGGTGGCGTTTACAAGCGTTACGGACGTTGGGGCCTGCGACGATTTCGCCAGCCAGGACGGCGTGAGCGAAACTAGTGACTCGGTCGTCAGCTGAAGTACTTGTCTGCGGCGTCTCGTTGGGCATTTGGGAATAGATCACCTTGCGGGGCCGGGGCAGTTTTCAGGTTGCGCCGGGACATTGGCGACATGCCGAACTGGGCGCCGGCGGCATTGGCACGCTTCTCCGCGTCGTTCGCAAGCGTCCGAAGGGCGTGGACTTGCTGCGCGCCGGTCTTGAAGGTCTGGATATCGCCGCCTAATTCGTCGTCGGACTCGGCGTTGCGCTTGGTGATCAGACGCTGGTAGCGGCGCCAATCGGCAACGGCCTGGCAGTAGGTGGCCAGCGCCATCGAGTCGAGCTGTGAAACGATGCCCAGAGAAATCAGCGCGGGGACCAGTTCGTCCCACTCGGCGATTGCTTCAGGAGACAAGACATCGGGTCTTGGCGGCGCGCCCACCGGGACAGCGGGCTGCGCTACCTGGGCGAGCAGGTCATCGATATTTTCCCGCCCCTTATTTCCTTGCAAAATTTTGAGCGCCACCGGCATTCCGGGGCGCCCTGAGTTTCCATTTCCGGCCATAAAATAACCCCTTACCTTGATACCCCCCCTCCCTCATTTTTCCCGACTTTGCGAAGAGAGGGGGGCGAGCGGTCTAGAACAAATTCCCGCCGAAGTTTTTCACCCCCCCTACCCTCGGGTGGTGCATTTTTTTGGTGCGTGGTTGATCGCTGATCACCGGTTCCAGTGATGCCCCGGATCGACCGGTCTGCCGTCTGAGTGACAGCCAGGGAGCCGACCGCTCCTCTCCATCCGCTGCTTGGTCGAGTCGTGGCAGAACTTGCACAGGCTCGCCCAGTTCTTTGGATTCCAGAACAACTTCCATGCGGCCTTGATGCGTGCCGGATCACCACTGTCCTTGGCGTCCTTCAGCTTCGGCGCAATCTTGTGGTCAACCACAGTGGCAGCAACCGGACGCTGGTCGGTCGAACACATGGCGCAGTAAGGATGCTGACGAAGATGCCCATCACGGGACTTCTGCCACTTGTACCCATAACCACGCTCAGTGCTGCTGCCTCGTCGATCATCGTTCGGACTGGACATCGGCAGGAACCTCAGTGACACCGAGCCGCTTCGCGACCCAACGCTCATACAACCCAATCGCCACATCGGCGCCGGCCATTGCGGTGAGGCATCCGATCGCGCCTGCCGTCCAGACCGATAAACCGGCACCGATCATCAGCATCATTGCCGACACTCCGCAGACGATGCAGGCACCAGACCGCAGAGCCAAGCGCCGCAACAATGCCCAGCCGCGCGCACCATCTTTATCCGCCCGCCACATCTCACCCGAAACGCCGCCGACCAAGGCCAAGAGGATCACCAACCAGATCGGCATTTCCGCCAGCGCCTGCTGTTCATTTGTCATGTTCTGTCCTAAGTGGTGGTGCCGGAGCCGCAAAAGAAAACCCCGCCGAAGCGGGGTTGGTGACCGGCTCAGGGTGGGCCGGGTAAAGCTGCACAGCACGTGCGAGGTCAGCGCCAAGGCGCAAATTCCATATCGTGGGGACTTTTTACCCCCTCAGTACGGAACCGAAAAGAGGCCATTTTCGGTTATCCAACTTGACGCAACTTTGACGCAACTTTGAGGAGACTTTGAGGCATTCCGCCCCGACCAGTGGCAAGCCACTTGCGAGCATCAGCACGCTCAGTGATGACCGTCAGCAGCCGTTCGTGAAGTCCGTGCACCTGGTCGTAGTAAGTCTGTTTCGCTTTGGACTCCAAACCCAACAGATGCATCTGCATCAACCACGTCGGCGCCGGATCCTCGCAATACCGCAAAGCTGCCAACCGATGTAGCCGCTCACCGCGCTCATCCTGCCGAGCGATCTCCGACAGCGCAGCACCAATCTCCTGAGCAACAGCATCAGGGCCAGCTCCTGCACCGAGGATGATCCGCGACCCGGGCGTTCCGCGTGGCGCACAACCGCCCCACTCCATGATCGTCGCCATGGGGCTGCCCATGCCGCCGGATTCGCCATTACTCCGAAGTTGCTCGCCCCAATGCTTCAGCAGTACTTCCATTACCTCGATCATCGTCCTTCCCCCCGAAAAACCGAACCCGACACAAAAAACGCACTACCCAACACAAACCCAACACAAATAAATCTCTTTAAAATCAACACCTTTATTAACTTTGAGTTGAGTGTGTTGGGTTTGTTGGGTTTATCGGTCCTCGCATAAGAAAAAATTACGGCCTTTGTTTGCCATTCAAATAACGTCATGCATGCGCGTGCGCGACGCCAAACCCAACACACCCCACACAACCGGCGGAAACCCGCGTAATCCAAGGCCCAAAATTGTGTGGGGTACTCAAAACCAACCCAACACACGCCCGACACACCCAACACACTTTTAGGCGCACTCATGCTGCAGCCGCCTTGACGTGCTCCCAGTTGTCCACGTTCCACCCTGCCAGCTTCGCCTGAGCACGCCAGGCGCTCACCGTCTTGCCCAGATCGGCCGCCTTCAATGATGGGGGCTGGGAAGCGTCAGGATCGTTCGGGAAGAAGAACGCGCCAAACCGCCTGTTACTGCCTTCAGTCCAAGGAATAGAGCGGGTTTTATCGACTTCTGAACCGATGAACAGCGAGAACTTCGTCTGGCTCATCACGTGCTCTTTGTTGCGGTGGCACCACTCAAGGAACAACGAATAAAGATCGGTCGATAGACACACGCCCCACAAATCGCGCCCCAGCTCGCCGAACTTCCAGAGGTTCAGGAATGTTTGCCAACCAGCCCGACTCAGGGCCACCAAGCGTTCACGTGCCGCGGTACTCGGTGGCCGAGTGCGTTCGTCAAAGTCGCCCAGGTCGACCGACAAAAGCCACCCGTAGAGCGCCGCGACACCACCATTTTTCAATTCGTTGCCGATAGCCTTCTGCCGGACCTCGGGCAGGGTCTGTTCTGGCCACATCACCAACATCCGCCGGTCACTCTCGCTGATGGGCCACGGCATGATCTCGTTGCTCAGGAACACCGCGTTCATATGGTTAGCCTCTTCCCAACCATTGATGAACTTGGATTCCATGCGCACCGTCTTACCGGTGATCAAATGCTTGATCTTGCCCACCTGGTTGTAACGCTGGTCACGGCTGACTACTTCCTCAAACACCGACCAGAGCTTTCGGCTTTGCCAGGCATTGAAGTTACTTTCGAGCTGCGTCTGACCGACCGTGGCCGCGTACTGCCCGTAAAGCATCCCCAGTGCATCAGCGAACAACAGGCTTTTGCCCGAGCCCTCCATGATGGAGTGCATCAACACTGCCGTGTCCATCTTGGCGCCCAGGTGCTGAAGCGGGTATGCCATCCACCGGATCAACCACTGCGCCGCGTCCTGATCGTGATTGCACAGAAACGAAATCAACCAACGCAGGTTCGCGCAGGCCTCATCATCCCTGACCGGCTCCAGCGGCAGGCCGTCGAACGTGTTGATATAAACGCTAGGGTCTTTCGTCATCGTCGGGTCAAACACGATATGGTCTACGTCCACTACCCGCCGTTCGCTGCTGTTCAACCACAGCGGGTAGGTGTCACCCAAGGCCATTTTCACGGCGCCTTCGGCAACGCGACGTTTCTTCTCGCGATCCCAAACATCCTTGGTGCCGTCGATGTACACGTAACGCTCAGTTGGCGGCATACCGAAAGCGCCACCCTTCTTGCCCGCCATCCGCCGCGCCTGCTCGATGTCGCGCACGTGGTCATCCGAAATCAGCTTGCGGCGCTCGGTGTCCTCCAACCACTGTTTCGCCAGCGGCTTACCGACCCGCGCTTCAAATGCCGACTTCTTCATCACCCGCGACTGGTCAAAGTCCCACACATGCGTGGTGCCCTCCACCAGCGCAAACCGCCGAAGAATATGGTCAAGCGTCAGCACCTCCCCCGCGCCCCAGTCAGGAGCCGGAGCGGCCTCGCCATCCGCGTCAGGCGCACAGCTCGGCTCGCTCAGGTCACCAGATGGGGTCGGGGGAAGATCACGCGGATCGGGTCGCGCTGTATGCTGCATACCCAGCATCCGCGCAGCATCCTTCACAGCCTTTGACTGGTCGCCGCCATGCTCGAGTAAACAGAAGACTTCGAAGGCATCGTTCTGATGCCCGTTCGCGAGTGGATCCGCGCCATGGTGCGAATAAACCTTACCCTCGCTGATCGTCACGCCCGGCAGGCCGGTGCTGCTCTGGGGGTAAAGCCATTTGCTGCCACGCTTGATGTAACCATGCGCGCGCAGAAGTTCTTCGATGTCATGGCTGCGGTTGAACTCATCGATCACCGAGGGGGACTTTCCCGCCGGCGATATGGTGCGCTTAGCGACCTTCGCCGGCGGCGCTGCAGCTTTGATCGCCCACGGGCATGCCGCTTCAGCATCGCGCTTGAAGATGTCCCAGTTTTGCCAGATGGCAAGCAGCTCGGCGGTTAGCGTTGGCAAACCGTCAGCGGCGCTCGGCGGAGTTTTCCAGGTGTAAGGCTTACCGGTCCCCGGATGAATTGACGGCGGGAACACGTCCTGAACCAGACCAGCACGCAGTTCAAACACCGTAAAGCGCTTGAACGGATCAGCTTCCGCACGTGCCGCAGCCTCCCCGGCAGCATCGCCCTGCTCTTTCGCAGCCTTGGCCTTATCCATCAGGCCTTTAAAAATCGAACCGTCAGGGTCATTTTCATTCGGCCATGAAAGAGAATGCCGGGTCAGCTCAACGCCTTCCGGCAATTTGAACAACACACGGAAGCGCAGGGGGTTGCCAACGATGGTCGGGTAAACCACCGCCATGGCATCCAGATCGACACCTAGCAGCTCGAACAACACATGACGCGTCCACTGAACATCGTCTACGTCCAACGAGCAGACACGACTAGGCCCAAGCACGACGCCGAGATTGTGGTTAGGGTTTCGTTGCCAGAATGCTTCAGCCGTGGCGGCATCGGTGAAGTAGCCGCCCGGTTTGTTCCAGCCCATACCTTTCGGGGCTTTCTCACCTGGCTCGATGGAGACCAGGGCGAGGTCAAATGTGTTGATGTAACGTTTTGCCCAAGTGGCGATGGCTATTCCTTTGGCCGGTTCACTCATCGCCGAGCCTCCCGCAACCCCTGACAGTGGACGCAGGTTTCACAACCCTCAATCGTCTGCTGTCGGAGCAACGGGATAGCATCGTCGCAGTCCTCGCAGAACTGAGCACTTACACGGCTTGTTGGCATACGACGATTGCGATGGATGGCAACGTCGAGCAGGTATTGCGCCTGATCATTAGCGCGATCGATATCGTCAGCCATTGTCGCGATCCTCCATCGCTTGGCGTGCACCCGCCATGATGCCGAGGACTTCGCGGATTACGTCCATGCCCTGCTTTTCAAGGTCGAGAACTTCGTGAAGCTCCCAGACATTGTCGGCAGCGCCATCGTGCATCGCGGCGACAAACTCACCTGTCTCTCCGAGCAACTTGCCGACAGCTTTCAAAGCATCTCGTGTCGCCGGTACCGGTACCGGGCGATACCAGACCGCACCTGCAGGCCGCATCAGCGCATCAAGCAAGCGCGAGTCGCCAGTCAGCCGGATCAGCTCTTCAAGCTCATCAGGATTCAGCCAGCGACGTTCTTCATCGAGCTTGAGTTTCTTCTGGAGGGTGTCGTTCTCCAACACCATGTCAAAGGCAAGGGCGGTGATTCCGCCCTTATAGTCTCGACCAGCGCGATAGATCGCCTGGCGTAGCGGTAGGACCGGACCAGCGTCCGGCAAAAGATCTGTGCGACTCATAACCGTAAATCCCCTGTTTACGGTGTAGCCATAGGCCAGGGCAAACCCTATCCTATGACCACGACCGATGTGCATGTGCTGTGTGTCGTCGTAGCTGGGCTGGGGGATTCTTTGGTGAGAGGCCCCAGCTCGGCACCTTTTTAAGCAGCTTTGGGCTTGCGGCGCGATCCGATTGGACGAATCTCTACCGCAGAACATGCCCCTTTCTCATCAACCCGCACACGAATATCCCGAGCCGAGTTGAGCATTTGAGACACAGCGCTTTGCGAAACCCCAATGAGTAAAGCCAGCTCTGGTTGAGTCTTTCCCTCTGCAAATTCCTCCAGAGGGATACCTATTTCGTTAGCCATCCACGTTTCCTCGAATGGGCGTTGCGGTATGGATATTAGTGTTACTTCTTTTAAACAGCAAGCAAAAAAGACGTATGACTGTTTTGAAAAAATAAGCCTTCCTTATAAATTGGGAAGCATGATTATCTCAATCCCACTTATTGCCGATGACGAGACCCGAAAAGCCGAAGCCATGCGCTTGAAGGCTATTTATCAGGATCGCAAGCGGAAAGACCCATCCCTGACGCAAGACAAAATCGCCGATCTCTGCGAGTGGTCTGGCCAGAGCGTTGTGAGTCAGTACTTGAATGGCCGCATCCCACTGAACATCGGAGCGCTCATCAAATTTGCCAACGTGCTGGGCTTTTCGCTCGACGAGGTCAGCCCGCGCCTAGCCGGGCTTGCAGAAATGCCTCGCTTGAGGCAGTCGGAGGGAGCCTCAGAAAAAACCAGAAGCACCGATTGGGAAATGCACCCAATCGAGGTTTGGGACGATGACACCCCGCTCGGACCTGATGAAGTCGAGCTGCCATTCTTTAAGGAAGTAGAATTGTCGGCAGGTAAGGGCTCTGAGGTGATGCTTGAAACAAACGGCCGAAAATTGCGTTTCGGCAAGCGAACGCTGAAGAGAAAGAGCATTGATCCCGCGGCTGCAGGATGCGTACCAGTCACTGGCAACAGTATGGAACCCGTACTTCCGGACGGCAGCACCGTTGGCGTAGACACTGCGAACACAACCATTCAAGACGGAAAGATGTACGCAATTGATCATGACGGACAGCTCCGCGTGAAGCTTCTTTACCGACTACCTGGTTCCGGGCTGCGTCTTCGAAGCTATAACACTGAAGAGCACCCAGACGAGCGCTATGAAGGAGACTACGTTCAGCAACACATACGCGTCATCGGGAAGGTATTCTGGTATTCCGTGATGCTCTGAATCACCACAATCGAAAAGGCCCCCTTGGGGCTTTTTTTTCGTCTGCTACTTTTATTTCACTCATTTTATAAGTGTTACTGTTGACTTATTTAATCAGTGATACTAATTTTGCACTCGTATCTACCTCTCACCAAAGAGTACGAGCCATGCAAACCACACAGCACAGCAACACACGCTGCCCGGTCTACCTGCACCCCTCTGCATGCAGCAGCCGGGCAGCAGTCGAAGCCATCCAGCGCCGTACCGGGCTGCTCGTGATCACCACACCCAAAGGTCGCACCGCGGCTATCGAGTCCACCAGCACCGCCGCCGATAGCTCGCGGCCTTACGGGGGCGACGCAGCATGAATAGCTATCTAATCCCGCTCGCAAAACAAGAGCTGTTGCACCACATGCTGCAAGTCGGTGGCGCAGCCGTGTGCCCTCTCCAACGCCCAGAGCAAACAGTCCATGCACGCTTTGAGATCGAGCTCACCGATACCACCGCAGTCGTCAATGTTGACCTGGGCGGCCTTACCGGTGAATTGACCCTCAGGCGTGCGGACCGGGCCAACCACCTACACCTGCGGGAGTTCATTCAGGACATTGCGAACGGCCGAATCGAGTCTGCGCAACCCGCGCCACCCGGGCAGATAGGCCGCTTGGCGCAAATCGATCAAGCGCTGGCGGACTCGGAAGCCTTGCTTGACCGCGTCCGCAAACTGATTGCCGCCTGAGGCCAGCGCCATGAACCGCACCTTGGCCGAAACGGCCGCAGTGCTCGGCCTCAAGCCCCGCGCATTCCGCACAAGGCTGCGGGAACTGGGCATTTTGAATAGCAGTGGTGACCTTGCCAGCCAGTACAGAGACCGTGGGCACCTGTACTCGGACCCGCGCAGCACCTTGATCCCGTCGCTCAACAAATGCCGTCACTACTCCGTGGTGATGGTGAAAGAAGGCGGCGTGGATTGGTTGGCCAAGAAGCTTGGAATCACCATCACCAGAAAGGACGCCGCCGCATGAAAACTAATCAACTCAACGCCTACACCCAAGCGCTCGGCGCCCTGAAGCTGATCCCGATCTACCTGACGTGCCCGGGCGTGATCAGCCGAGCCACGATGCTGGGCGCCTCGACCGAAGCGATCCAGTTGTTGGAAAGCATGCCAGCGCTCAGCACCGAACTGGCCGAAGTGTTCCGTTGCGTCAACAACGTGATCCACGAAGGCCAAACCGCCTACGTCACCCCGACTAACTCGCCCGAATACCCCTTCGGCGCCGTAGTCGCAGACGCCGCTGGCCACATCTGCGCCGCCGGCATAGGCAAGAGCAAAGAAGGCCTCGCCGAATTGATCGGCCTCAAGCTGGTGCCCCCATCGGAGGGGTTCGGGGAGGATGCCGCGTGAGCGACACCCTCGATCAACTACGCAAACAGTTCGCCACGCCCTGCCCGACCTTGTCGGCAGTACGTGAACAGTACTTCGCACACATCCGCACCGACCGCTACCTGCTGGCCGAGATCAAGGCAGGCCGTATCGCCCTGGTCGTAACGCGCCTGCATTGCTCGGCACGAGCAAAGCCGGTGGTGTACCTGCACAACCTGGCTGAATTCCTCGACGCCCAAGCGACGAAGGCAGCGGCTTGATTCAACGGTAGCCCCTGCCGCCCAGGGGCAAACAACTCGCACAACGAGGCACAGCACATGAAACCTACCGACACAGCCGAATTCATCGGCGAACTGAACGCCGGCGTATTCGCAAATCAGATCGGTCATGCACTTTCCGAAGTGGCATCGGGCGTTGTCGATAACGGCAAGGTCGGCTCCGTCACGCTGACCTTCACCTTGAAGCAGATCGCCGATAGCCACCAGGTCACCGTCAACCACAAGCTCGCCTACAAAGTGCCAACGAAACGTGGCAGCCGCAGCGAAGACACCACGCTCGACACGCCGATGCACGTCAACGAGGGCGGACGCCTGACGCTGTTTGCCGAGGCACCTCGCGCCGGCCAGCTGTTCAACCGCGACGAAGCACCGGTTCACGCCAAGTCCTAAACCAACCCGCTCCATATCTCTCGCCAAAAGGAAATAGATCCAATGGAAGCCAAAGCAATTCAGTTGATTCAAGACACTGCCGTTCTGGCCTATGCCAAGCCGCTGGGCACGTTCACCCCGACATTGGTACTGCCGTCGGATCAGAAGATCCACAGCATCGAGAAATTCCAGGCTGCACGCAGCCGCTTCCGTGGCGCGCTCACCACACACTCACTGCTCGACTTCGGCAACTACGTGATGGAACAAAGCACCGATGTCGTTGCCTCTGGCTTTGTCGACGCAGAAGCCATGTCCTGCACCGTGATTTTCAACTTGGGCGACACCAAAGCACCAGGGCATGGCGACTTCACCGCCACCCTCAACCTGAGAAAGACCGCGGCCTTCCGGGCGCTGGAGCGGGCCGCCTCCATCAAATTCGCACAGAAAGAACTGAGCGATTGGATTGAAGATTGGTCGTCGAACCTCCAAGCCCTTACAGCCGATGACAGCCACATCGACTTGCGCAGAGCAGCGAGCGCCATCCGCTCCATCAGCATCGAGCAAGCACGCAAAAGCGAACACATCGTCGGCGACCTGAGCGCATCCCGTTCGGCGATGGACCAGATCGAGGCCAAGTCTTCGGAAGGCCTGCCCGCTGAATTCCTGTTTACCGTCGAGCCTTACGAAGGGCTGACGGTCCAGATCATTCGCCTCCGTGTTGCCGTCCTCACCGGCGGCGAAAAACCCCTGCTTGTCCTGCGCTGGATTGGCGAAGAACAACTGCGCGAAGACCTCGCCCAAGAGTTCAAGGATGTCGTTCAGCAAGAAGTCGGCGGCGCCGCGAAGTTGACCATCGGCACCTTCAACCTGGGCTAACCACCATTGCAACACCCGCCGCCGGCCTCTCACCAAGAATCCCGGCGGCGGGCTCTACCGAGGAACACAGCACATGCAAACTCAACACCTGATCATCATCGCTGCCGGCTCAGCCCTCGGGCTGCTGCTGATGGCCTACTTCATCCGCAAAGCAGTCCTTCTGGCCTTCGCCCGCATAGCGGCACGCCATGCCACGGAACTCAAAGATCACCGGGAACGCATAGCAGCCCTAACTAACGACATCGTTCGCCTGACCCGCCTTCCACATAGCGAACAGATATTCACGTGGGCCGACTATCAAACGCTACTACAAGCCCAAGCAACGTTGACTCTCGCCCAGCTGACGTGGCGAGCAATGCCCGGCACGGAATCGACCCAGTTGAAGGCGGAGAAGCAAGCGCAAAAGATCCTCGAACTGGCCAACCGCATCAGTGACACCATCCAGCCAGGAGCCGCAGCATGACCTGCATGTCATCACTGTCATTGCCATTTGAAAAAGAACTGGTGGTGGATCTATTCGCTGGTGGTGGTGGCGCGAGTACCGGCATTGCCCGGGCCTACAGGGAGCCCGATGTCGCGGTGAACCACAACCCAATTGCCCTGGCTGTGCATCGCGCCAATCACCCGGAAACAGCACATTACGTTGCCGACGTGTTCGAGGTAGATCCGATCCGCGCAACCGGTGGCCAACCAGTTGGCATTCTCTGGGCCTCACCGGACTGCCGCCACCACAGCAAAGCAAAGGGCGGCGCACCGCGCGATCGCGGCGTACGCGGTCTGGCTTGGGTGGTCGTGCGTTGGGCGCACGCCACTCGCCCTCGCTTGATGTTCCTCGAGAACGTTGAAGAGTTCTGCGACTGGGGGCCAATCGACGACGATGGTCAGCCGATCAAGTCGGAGCGCGGGCGCACCTTCAAATCATTCATTGCCGCGCTCAGCACCGGGCTGGCAGCCGATCACCCCGATATGCCGGAGATACTCCAGTCAATTGGCGAGTTCGTGCCAGTCAAAAATCTTGTCCGGGGACTCGGCTACAACGTCGAGTGGCGCGAACGGATCGCGGCCAACGCCGGCACCCCTACCATTCGAAAACGCCTGTACCTGGTGGCGCGCAGCGACGGCAAACCGATCGTCTGGCCCGCGCCAAAACGCCACAAGGTGCCGACCGCCAAACAGCTGCCTTGGCGCACCGCTGCCGAGTGTATCGACTGGAGCAACCTCGGCCGCACCATATTCCGCGATAAGCCAATGGCAGAGAACACCATGCGCCGCGTGGCCAAAGGCTGCTGGCGCCATGTGTTGACCAGCGCGAAGCCGTTCATTGTTCCAATGCGCGGCACCTCGGAATCACACACCAGCACCCACGGCGTGGACGAAGCGCTGTCGACCATCAGTGCCGGGGGCACACATCACGCCTTGGTCAAGCCGGTGGCAGCACCATTTCTCACCGAGTGCGCCAATGGCTCAGCGCAGCGCAACTTCAGCGCGGTCGAGCCGCTGCGCACGCAAGTCGCCCAGGTCAAAGGTGGACACTTCGCGCTGGCCGCGGCGAACATGATCACCCTGCGAAAAGGTTCGGTTGGGGCTGATGTCGACCGCCCCCTCGGTGTGGTCGCCACCAGCACCGGACACCATGCTGTATCGGCCGCATTCTTCGAACAAGCGAACGGCGGGTACTACAAAGGCGAAGGCCGATCGGCCTATGACCCAATTTCAACCATATGCCAGTCCGGCGCCAATCAGCGGCTGGCCAACGCCTACTTGGTGAAGTACTACGGTAACGAGAAGGACGGGATATCGCTCACCGAGCCAATGCACACGCTTCCTACGAAGGATCGGGTTGCGCTGGTCGAGGTTGTGCAGGTGCCGAACTCGCTGACATCAGAACAGATGGAAGGCGCCCGTCGCTGTGCCGCCTTCATGCACGAGTACCTGCCGGAGCACTTCAAAGACCCCGCCGAAATGGTGTTGGTCGGCGGATACGTGCTGGTGGACATCACCCTGCGCATGCTGCAACCGCCTGAACTGAAGGCCGCGCAGGGCTTTGACCGTGACTACATCATCGACCGCGGGCTGTTCGTTGACCCTGTCACCGGCGCCGAGGAATGGCGCGACATCAACAAAACGGACCAGGTGCGACTGATCGGTAATAGCGTCTGTCCAGATGAGGCTGAAGATCTAGTCGCAGCGAATGCTGCGGACCTGATCAGCATGTACCAGAGGCTTGCAGCATGACAGCCCTTCGCCGAACGGTCCGAATCCGCACGGGGCAAATGCCGCCTCTCGATTTACAAACCATCTGCGACAAGTGCGACAGGTCGCGGGCACATGGCAACCACGAAAAATGCAGCAAGCAGCGCCAGGCCGAAGGCATCATCCGGCGCGCAGGAGACAAACGATGAACACAGCCTTCATCCTGATGGCCCAATACAATGGCCGGGCAATCATCCCACTAGAGCAGGTGTGCAAGGACTACTTCACGCACCTGACCACCGAGATGTTCCAGCGCAAGGTGCTGGCGGGTCAGATCAAAATTCCGATCACCCGTCTGGAGCCCAGCCAGAAAAGTGCTAAGGGTATCCACATCACCGACCTTGCGGCCTACCTCGACTTGCAGCGGGAAGCCGCAGTCAAGGAGTGCAATCAGCTCAATGGCTTAAAACGCGCCTCTTGA